TTCATTACCTTACAACAGCACTGCGTGAATAGTGTACGCATAAGGTTTGTACGGCCTACCGTAAACGTGTAGCGTTCTTTCTTGTCATTGTCCTGCATTTCCAGTAACTCTTCCGGCGTAATGCCGTAGCGTTCACAAAGCCTTTTGATACCAGCTTTTGCAGCCTCAACTTCACCGCCATAGCCGCGTTCTGCCAGTGCTTGAAGTTTGCGAAGTTTTTCGCGCACGCTTTCGTATTTCTCATTTGTCTTTTCCATATTAGTGATATTTGCATTTGTTACACGTTATAAATATTGTTTGGCCGGGCTTTCCTATTACCATAGGACACGGAAAGCCTTTGCGCTGGAAATAGCACGGTGTAGGCTGATACGGTGGCCACTCTCGCTTTTCCTTAAAGTCAAATTCTAATTGTATAGCCGTCATAAGCTTATACCGATTACGTTACTTAGTTCTTTCTTAGTATAACCAGCAAGAAAGCGCGTGTGACACTTCAGTTTTACAGACATTTTAGCTATATATAGATTTTTGACATAGCGGCTGTCTTTATTGTCTTTGCGTGGGTGTTCTACGTGCCAGCATCCTACTATCTTTGTACCATGCTTTACGTCACCATTCCGGGATAATACTACTTTTGTCATAACTATGCTTTTTTAATGATTACTGCATATTCGTTAGCTTTACACACTGTTTGCCCTATTTGCCCAGCCACCATTAAAGCCACACTAACGGCCAAAGCCTGCTGGCGACTGTTACACTCATAGCGTTTGCGGTCTGCTGTCTCGTTAACTGGCAGCTGCACTACTTCACCATTTGTTAGTTTCAAAGTTTCCATATTTTCTTTTCTGTCTGTTAAGTGGTTATTTCTTCTTTGTCAGTTCGCTGGCTGCTTCACTGAAGTTTCCTTTGAAGATGGTAGGCAGCGCGGCCAGTACGTCTTTCTTCGTCTTAAAGTGGATAACATTAGCGCGCTGACCTTTGGCGGTCGTCCAGCTGTGTCTCTGTCTGCCGTCTATACTCCATAGCGTCACGTCCCAGCCGCAAAAACTCCATGGCGCGCCAGCTATCACTTTGCCGTTTCTGTCGTATGCGCACCCGTCTTTCTTCATAATGCGCCGCGCACGTAGTTTGTACTTTTCGTCGTTACTGACTACTGACAGTTCAAAGCCGTTGTTGTTGTCTACTTTTGCCATTTCTTTTCTGTTTTATGTGGCCCAGCCGTGAAGCCGGGCCACTGGTTTGTTATTCTTCGTCTTCGTCGTCTTTCTCCAGTTCTGCGTCCGGGTTCTCTGACTTCCATACGCGAATACCTTTCTTCAGTCTTCTGCGGTCATAGGCTATTTGCGCTTTCAGTCCGTCTAAGTAGTCATGCCAGCCAACTATTTCCCATTCGCCGTTAATGCAGACAGCCTTAACTGTAAACACGTTGCCGTCGGTAGTCACTTTGAAGCCGTTGGCGCGTTCTGTTATTTCGTATGGCACCAGCGGGCTGAAGCCTATCACTGTGCTGTCTATTTCCGGCACGTCGTAGTCGCCAGTCATTTTAGCGTATGCTTCTATTTCTGCGTTGAAGTCTTCTACCTGCTTACGATACTTTGCCAGCAGGTTCAGCACTTTCTTTGATACTTCTTTCTTTGCCATGATTCAAGTCTTTAGGTGGCCCGGTGTTTGGCCGGGCCGTTAGGTTACAGAATAATTTCTTTGATTAACACTTGGTAGATACTCACATACTGGCCGCGCTCGTCATGCTCAATTTTTTCGTGTCGCAGTTCTATTGTGGCCCGGCCCTGCTGGTCTGTATATGTGAAATGATATTGATACTTTTCTACACCAGTGAAGCCGTCTACCCACTTTTCGCCGTCTTTCACTCGTTTGTTCTCGTCGCCGATGTAAAAAGGACACTTCAGCGCGTCAGCCAGTGTAGCGTAATTGAAGACATACTTATACATGCAGTCTTCGGTTCTGCTTGAATCATGCCAGTTAGTTACCAGCACTTGATAAAACTTAATTCCAGCCGTTGCTTCCATAATTTTGAATTTTAGTTCGTTATTTGAATTATTTTTGTTATTTTTGCAGCGTGTTTTGTAACACGTTTTGAAATTCGTTTGCAAAGGTACGACAAATGTCTTAAACTACCAAGACAAATGACGTAAATCTTTAGCACAAATATCTTATTTATAATAATTCTAAATTAAAGAGTTTATGGAAAGTATTATAATTCAACGAATTAGGCAGCTTTTAGAAGCGCGTAGTGAAAGTGTAAACGCTTTTGCGGCTTCTATCTGCATGAAGCAAACCACGGTAAATAACTACTTTTTAGGAAAGCGTGCACCCTCATTTGAATTGATAGACAGCATATTAAAATATATCCCGGATGTGTCAGCCGAATGGCTTTTGCGCGGCACTGGCAGCATGTATCTTAGTACAAATGACTTATCTACGGCGCATAGCACAGACAAAGAAGTAATAGCCCTGCGTTCTGAATTGAATGGCGTTTATAAAACGCTTCAGTTATTAGGCATAAGTTTGAAGCCCCAACAAAAGACGGCTGTTTAATTATTCCCTTATACCCTAAAAAATAAAAGTATTACCGCAAAAAGAAAAGTGATTCGTAACTATCCCAAACACAGCGACTTTCCCGGTTCGCTCTGTGGCCCCAAGCGGGTCACATTGTAAATTTGAAGAATAACCGGGTATTTGCCCGGTTTTCTTTGTATTTAGGCACTTGCAGGCGTTTCAGCCTGCCTACTCTCTCACACTGGCAGCGGCCAAATTTATGCACCTATATGCACCAAACGGCCTGCCAGTATTACCGTAGAATTACTAAAATTCCCAATTATTACCGCAAAAGTATTACCAAACATGAATATTCCTTTAGTTGCCTACGTCTTTGACAGAAAAAAGCAGGCTTCAGCAGATAAGCCCGGAAAGATAGAAATACGCATAACCAGCGGCAAAGTGCAAAAGTATGTGGCCACTGGTATAAGCGTTCTACCGGGCTGCTGGCAGCGTGGTATGGTCGTGAATCTGCCAAATGCTGCCAGCCTCAACAATAGAATTAGTATTATGCGCCGTCAGATAGACAAATACATAAATGACTGCATGGAAAGCGGCGCGCCTATTGATATGTCGGCTTTTAAGTCGCTGGTTCGTGTAGATGATTCCGGCGACAACTTTTTAGACTTTGTGGCTGATAGGTCGGCCAGCCGGAATGTGCGCGCTGGCACCCGTGCGCGCTATGATGTCTTCAGTAATAACTTGATTCGCTACGGTCGTCTGCGCCGCTTCAGCGACTTAACGCCCGCCGCTATACTTGAATACGACGAATGGCTGCACCGCCAGACTATAGGCGACAACAGAAGCAGGAAAGTACGTGCCACGGCGCGCGATAGACAGCGGCTTTCTGATTCTGCCATATACAACTATCACAAGTGTCTCAAAGCGTTCTGCCATGATGCGTATATACGTGGTCTTATCCCGGAAAATCCATATAACAGACTGCCAGCAGACGCTATAAAGCGCGGCGATAGACAGACGGCTGACTATCTCACTGAAGAAGAAATGATGCGGATAGCTAACACGCCCATGCCCACGCCTACCATACAAATAGCGGCTGACTTGTTCGTGTTCCAAATGTTCACTGGCATGTCATACGCTGACATGGTGGCTTTCGACTTTAACGATTACAAGCTGGTAGATGGCCGTTGGATATATCACGGCCAGCGCGTCAAGTCCGGCGTGACATACTTCAGCCAGCTTTTGCCGCCTGCCTATGAAGTAGCAAAGAAGTATGACTTTGTTCTGCCAGTCATGGAAAACAGCCAGTATAATGCCATGCTGAAGCTGGTAGCAGCCGAATGTCAGCTAAAACGCCGTCTTTACTCTCATTTGGCGCGGCACACTTTCGCCACTTACATGCTTTCCCATGGCGCGCGTTTGCAAAACGTCAGCCGCATGTTAGGACACACCAACACTAAGCAGACACAAAGATACGCTGCCACGTTAGACGCAGACGTGCGTAAAGACTTCGACGCGGTGGCAGCGGAATTAACAAAGAGGCCGGGCAAATAGTCCGGCTTCTTTCTAATTTCTCTTGCAGGCGTTTTCTTCGCTGTTCTTTTCTTCCTCTGCCATGTCCTTGATGGTGTCGCAGACGCAGTGTAATTCGTTTTCAACCGTTGCGCCTGCCACGCAGTAGGCCAGCGCGAAAGCCTGCGAAGACTCTTTGCCGTCGTCACTCATGCCGTCGCCTAATATCATACTCATGCAGCCTGCAATAACTGCCGGGTCGCCAGTCTGCATGTGCTGGCACTCTCCGGCGTTCCAGTGAAGCACCAGCATAGTTT